TGTTAGTGTTTGTTTTAGTTTGTTTTCGTACCAAGTAGCTTTATCTAAGTCTTGTATTCCATTTTTATATCTAAATCTCCATCGATATTTTAATGAGTTTCCTCTTAGATAACCTACAAATTCTTCGTGTGTTAACATGGCTTCAATAGCTTCAATGCATTCTATCTTGCCGTTGTTGTAATGCGGTGGGTGATTAACTAAATCTTTATCCATGATTTGATGTGCTTTTTCCATTAGTTCTTCCATGATTGTTCGACTCCTTTATAAGATCATTAATATATGTGCAAGCTACTTCACATTCTTTCCAACTTGGGTTTCCTTCTCTTTTATAAAAAGAAGATGATTCAGGTTCAAAATTATAATCACAATAAAGTAATATTAGTTCTAATATATATTCAAGTTTATTTATATCAGATGGTTTTTTTTTAATATATGTTCTAAGATAATCGCTTGCTCTTTCTTCCATCAGTCTTCCTCTTCTTGTTTCCATTTTTTAGGTAAACTCTCTGCGCTATACCACCTAAAATTATTCTTTGAAGCCCATTCACCATGACTTCTTTTTGTACCGTCTCTTCTTCTCTTAGCTCCTGGCATAGGTGCTGAAGGATTAGAGAAAAGAAAAACAAGCTCACAATCTTTAGGTAGTTTATCTCTTATATGTATGTATTTACTGTACTCAGCATAATCCCAAAATCTTCCTTTTGCTTCAAGATAAATAATCTTCTTACCTACAACACGAATAAAATCAGGATGATATTTATGTGGGATGGAATACTCTATGATTCCTTTATGGTGTTCCCAATGTTGTAGTTCTTCTTGGTGAAGATCATACTCCCATTTAGAATCGTATCCTTTAGGAAGTCCTTTCTCGATTGGTCTTTTCTTTCTTGGTTTTCTTTTCATGTTAATGTACCGTCTCATCTGCTGGCATATCCATGCCTAGTTCTCTTAAGTTTATTTCTGTTTCTAAAAGGTCTTTAAGTTTCTCTAATAGATCAGAATCTATTTCTTGTATCTCTGTTCCTGCAAAAAGAACACCTCCTACAGCAATTAGTAAATCGTCTAATTGTATAGTAGAGATGTCAATTTGTATTTCTTCAGTCATAAGTAATCTCTTCTACTCTTGGTTCTTTTGCAACTTTTGTAAAATAAACTAACTTGTTGGAATACTTAAAGACTCTAAGGCCTTTCCCTTCGTTAGCATCTTGGTGACAGGTGTTTTTATGACGGCAATAAACACAGCCTGTGGGGAGTTTCATGTTACCACTTTTTCCGTCTGATATACTAGTATAGCACTTGTTTGGAGGTCTGTCAAGCTTCAAAGCTTTTTTAATGTTGCTTATCTTTCTTTTTATGTTTGGCTTGTCTAGTTCTTCGGGGCAGTACAAAGCTAGTTCTCCGTTTTCTTTGTTTAAAGCTAAGAAACCTCCTTTGTTTGTGCCTTCACTTTCCTCGTATCCAGCTAATTGAGACATGTAACCAAAGGGATCATCGTCTCTTAGTGTTCCTTGTTTAAATTTTTTGAAAGCAAAACCCGAAGCTGTTTTTATATCAACAACTTCGCCATCAATAACACAGTCCATGTGACCAGTAACTCCCGAAACTTTTACTTCTTTTTGTTCGTTTGTTAAAGAATGTCCTGCCAATTTAATTAACAAAAAAAGAATGGGTTCGGCCATGTGGCCAAAAAGAAACTTTATATAAGTTGGAGCAGTGATAGGAGGAACTTCTTCTTCTGATTTTATATCGTACCACAATTGTCTTAAAGGCTTACCGACATTGCTCATGCGCAAATTGTGTTTATCAGACCTATCTCTAGGTGTTGACCAGGATCTTAAAGCATCCATCATTGCTGTGCCAAACTCTTGAATGTCTTCTTCAGGAATGTTTAAAGATTTACCTTCGTTTAAAACTGATATAGTTTCATAAATATCTGAAACCAAAGTGTCTAATGTTTTTTTACTGCTCATAAGTTTTCCTCTTTTTAAAAATTAAATTCTCTTTGTTTTTCAAGATAACAAGATTTTTCTTTTACTATGTCTTTGTTTTTCCTGACATGAGGCATGTAATCTCTTTCTTCCCATGTTTTAATACTGTGACAATTCTGACATCTTACTTCACATTTTCTGATTTCATCAAAAAGTTCTCTGATGTACTGTCTGTTTTTAACTTTATCGGTGGTAGTGATTCTGCAAACTAAAGTGGACATGTTTGCACCGCTTTTAGAAGCATCTAATAGTTCTGTCTTATCTTCTCTAACTACATGATCAAAACAAAGAGCTTTCGGATGTTCAGCATAACCACAATCTTTACATCCTTTAGATAATTTATATTTGTTTATTCTTCTGTACCTTTTATCTCTAATATACTTTCGATAATCAGTATTAGTGAGTCTCACTCCAGTCCTCCCCGACTTTATACTCAGCATCTAAAGGACAACCAAGATTAAAATGTTCTCCTGCTTCCTTTATAGCTTCTACAGCGATAGATCCAAACTCTTCTACATCTTTATTTATTACTTCTACTTGCCATTCATCGTGTATGTTTGCAACAAATTTAAAATCTAAACTTCTTTCTGTTGCTTTTTCATTTAACATGATAAGAGCTTTCTTCATGACTATAGCTCCTGCTCCTTGAAGCAAACTGTTTAAAGAAGCGTGAGCATGTCTTATGTTGATTTTTCTACCGTCTAATCCTTTGAGATAACCTTTCGCTGATGCTTTAATAACTCTCTCTCGAAGTCTCTTAAATGATGGTTGATTAGCAAAGAAGCGTTCCTTAAGTCTTGCTCCGTCTTTTTGGTTTCCTCCAACCACTTCTCCAATTTTGGAATTTCCTGCTCCGTATAAGAGTGCATAGATGAAAGTTTTTGCCTGATTTCTTGATTTAAGGCCTGCAGTTTTTTGATTACGGCTGTGTATGTCTCCATGTATTATCTCCTTTGTAAAGTCTTCGTCTTGCATATAATGAGCCAACATTCTCAGTTCCAAACCCGAAGCATCTATGCCTACAAGTTTAGAGCCTTTTGGAACAATCCAACATTCTCTGCATTCTTTTCCGAAAGGGCTTTTAACTGAAGGAACTTGGGCCATGTTAGGTGATCTATGGCTCATTCTACCTGTGATTGCTCCGTTAGGAATAACAAAACCATGAACCCTATCGTCTTCTTCGGTTGCTTTTATCCAGGAATCTATCTGTGCTATTCTTTTTTGTAGCAGTAAGTAATCCGCAATCATCTTTGCTTCGGGAATACCTTTAATCTTGCTTAGTGTCTTTTCGTCAACGACAGGTCTTCCTGTTGCTGTAAAGTTTTTAGGTTTCCAACCAAAGTCTTGTAAGTATTCTCCGATTTGTTTTCGTGATCCCAAATTAAAATCTTGTAATTTTTTACGCATGAAAGATTTTGGTTTTGGAATAATTGGAAAGCCGTCATCGTCTATCTCTTTTTTCTGTAAAAGGATATCGCTGAAAACCATATCGTACTCTTCTTCTGTTAAACCTCTTTTAGAAAGAGTTCCATCTTTATTAATATAAGGATTAACTTCACGAACATCTACCAATTTAGGTTTAAAAACTTTATGTACTTCTGTTTCAGCTTTACCCATTTGTTCTCTTAAATCAGCAAGTAATATCTCTGCTTTATATAAGTTAAACAGAAAACCATCTTCTTCTTGCTTCTTTAATATAGAAGATATCTTATGCTCTATTTCTATACTTTCTTTTGAGAAACCTTTTGATTCTTGCTTTAACTTTTCAAAAACTAAACTATTAAGTTGTACATCTCTTACACAATACTCCATCATCTCAGTTGAGTAATTACCATAGTCACTAAAGTCTTGTTTCTTATACTTTAAACGATAGCCCCACATCTCTAAACTATGCCCTCCTTCTCGAACAGGATTAAAAAGCCTAGACAATATTAAAGTATCAATTAATTTCTTATCAGAAAGGTCAACACCTAACAAATTACGTATAACAGGAATATCAAAACCTATAATGTTGTGGCCTATTAATGTGTCTGCTGATTGAAGCAACTCAAGACCCGACTCTAGCTGGTGAGGAGCAAACTTATAAATTTTGCTAGAGCCAGTATCTTGAGCGACTATACACCAAACCTTAGTGGCTTGGACATCATCTGTTTCTATGTCGAAAACTAAGTCCATAACACATCTCCTTTTTCTTTCTCAAAAGGCTCTGCTTCAACTTCTCTTAGTCTTCCTGTGTCTTTCTCGTATAAAAGGCTAGTGGCATAACCCACATCACCTGTATAACGAGATTTTAAAACTCTTAAAACTGTTGTATTTGCTTCTTCGGGATTGTCAGATTGTTGGTTTCTTTCTAAAGCAACAACAGTATCGCTTAGTTGTGCAATGGATTGGCTTCCTCTTAAATGGCTGAGATTAACCTGTATTCCGTTTTCATGTCCTTTGTTTCCGTCAACTCTTCTTAAATGAGATACCAGGATAAGTCCTGCGCCTGTTTCTTCAACAATACTACGAAGCCTAGTCATTATAGAATCAATAGACCTTCTTTCGTCTCCGTCTGTTGTAGAACAAACCAGCATGTGTAAGTGATCGACCACAACCCACTTACACTTACAACCTACAATCATGAATCTTAACTTAGAAAATATTTCTTCAATATCGTTTGTTCCAAAATGTGAGTGAATCCATAAACGATTCTTTTCTTCTTCATCGGTCAATATGTCAAAATAAGAATCTATCTGTTCTTTAGAAAACTGATCTCTGACATGATCAATGTATAGTCTAGCGTTGGCCTCAATAGATAAGACACCATCAACAGTTCTTCTCCAGTCTTCTTCTAAAGCGATAATACCTACATTATCTTTTGTAGTTTTTATAAGCCAATGTTCCAACTCTCTAGTGACACTGCTCTTTCCAAGTCCTGTTCCTCCTGTAAGAGTCATTAAAGTTCCTGCTTGAAGACCATATATCTTTTTGTTTAGGCCTTCCCAAGCAAAAGGAATAGTGTCCTTTTTTTCTCTATTATGAAAAGCTTCTTTCCTATCAGAAACATTAATAACTCCTGCAGGTGTATATGTTTTCGCATCCCAAAAACAAGATACAAACTTTCTGTGTTCGTTGGCTTTCAACATTTCGTTGGGATCTTTGAAACCTTTAGGTAAAGTCATGATCTTGGCTTTTCCTGGCTTTAAAAGTCTTGCTACTTTTTTGGAAGCTTCTTTACCTGCCTTGTCGTTGTCAAAACAAAGTACAACATTTTCAAAACTTTCTACAAACTCTAAACTGTTTCTTATGTCTTTTTCAGAATTTCCTGCTCCGTTTTTAATCGATACTACAGGCCACTTACTTCCCATGAGTTCATAAGAAGCCATTGCATCGCATTCTCCTTCAGTTATGGTTAAATACTTTCCTTTTTTGAACAACTGCTCTCCGAATAAAACAGTTTCTGTAGTGTTTCCTTGCCAAGAAAAGTCTTTGTCTTTAACATTTCTTGTCTTGGTAGCCACTTTATCTCCGTTATCATTGTAATAAGGGTAGTGGTGTTGGTAAACTGATCCGTCTAATGAGGGAGTAATTGTGACATTAAACTTTTTAGCAGTTGCTTCTGAAATTTTTCTGTCGGATAAAGCACCAAAACTAGAAGTGATGATAGTTTGTTTGTTGCTTTTATTGATGATTGAAACAGGTTTTATCTCTGCTGTTGTGTTGTTTCCTTTTTTATAGTTGGGTATTCTAGTTCTACAACTAAAACAATATCCCGAACCATCTTTGTTAATTGCAAAACATTTCTTATGTTCGCATGAAGGACAATCTAAATGTGTTTCAACAAAACCTTTATCTTCTTTTTTTATATTATTCAATGTTTGCTCCAGTTAATAATAATGTTAAATTAAAAATGATACCTACCTCCCTACCGAAGTTTTGGATACTCAGCCGATACTATGTATGGACCACTCTTCTCTAGGTACTTCTTACCTGTAAAGGTTATTAAGGAAGCGAATAATAGAGGTGAAAAAGAAAGATCACCATTAAACCATTAATACAGACAACCCTAATTAACCAGGATAACTAGTCTTCTTCGGGAGGGAAAGAACTAGTCTCTTCAATACTCCCTTCTTCTTCTTCTTCAGTTTTTTCTTCTTCAGCTTGTTCGGGAAACGAATCACTATTCATTAAATTAATAAATATGTTTGTCCATCCGTCTCTTCGGATTTGTGTATCGATTCTTCGATCATCAAGCTTGACTGCTTCAGAGTCTAAAATAACAAGGTTATTAAACGCTCTCATCCTTGCAGGAGTGTCCATTTCTCTTTGTCTATATACCACACCTTGAATGGTCAGTATAATGTCATTTTGTTCGTTCATGGTAAGTACCTATATAATTAAAATTGAATTTCGTTGTTGTCAGGATTGTATTCTTTCAGCTCAGTCACCATAACTGCTTGAAGTTCAAAAAACTTACCATACTTGTTCTCGTAAGGTTTTACTTGAACAACACCTACTGAACCATTACCGACAGTTACATCCATTGGTTCTTTGTCTTTGTCTAGGAGTTTAGGTATGTCGTTCATTTCTTCTCTCTTTTCACCAGTATCCCTATCTGTATAAACTCTAGTTAAAGATCGCTTGGCCGTTATTCTGTGTTCACCTTCGTCACTGGTGTTAACTCTGAATCCGTCAGACTTAAACTTTTCTGCATCTTCATCGCTTATTACAGCAGTCACAGTATACTTGTGAGGCTCAAACCTCGTTTGTGGAGTAGTAACATTAGCCCACTCAATAGATAGTGCATTTATTAGCATGTATATATCCTCTTACTTTGTTATTATTATTATTGTTTTAAAAATCTGTGGTAGTTTTTTAGTTCCGAAGATGCCTACCAACTCCTCCAACAGCAACATAACCATCGGTTTTTTTAGTGCCTGTCAACACTTGTTTAGTAAACGCTACACCTCGTCAGGTAAATACTTGTACGAAGTACTAAACTGTTAGTAGGTGCAGTATCTTTAACTCCGCTATATCTGCCTTGTCTCTTATAGTATTTCAACTGGAGTACCTACTTTTCTATCCGTCTGAGAACTGCCGAGTTTTTATTGTTTGGCCTTGCTTCTCATGGATAGATTAATCTTTTTCAATCTCTGAGATTTTATCAGTTAATGTAGATTCCAATTCAGATATCTGATCGGCCAACGAATCTTCTAAGCTTTCAATTCTATCTAAAACATAAGTGAGTTCGTTGTTTATTTCTTCTACAATAACGATAAGTTTTTCTCTTATAAAATCTTCGTTTACGGACATGTTTTTTTCCTCTTGATTAAATTATACTGTATTATATCAAATTTTAAAGTTCATTGCAAGTTATTTCTTTTATTTTCATAAGTATCTAAAATACAATTTCCTATTGCTTCAACGACAGGAGGAACGACAGCGTTACCTAGTTGTCTAAGTCTGTATGCCCTTCGGGAAACCCCATCATCCATTCCACTAGGTTGACTGACAGGTAGCCATTCCTTTTCTCTCGTTCTGCTACGCATGGTGCTAATCTGTATTTGTGAGCATACTTGGCCAAATTCCTCCAGTCTTTCGCTGTGTCCTTGTAATCTCTCGATGTGGGGGTAGGCAACGATAAAAACTCTTTCCCTTCTGTGAATTGCACCAACGGAACAAGCGGATATAACATGCCATTCCGCATTATACCCGATCTTCCACAAATCTTGTAAGACCAGTGCAAGTCCTTTATTTCTAAGGGATGCGACATTTTCGATGATTGTCCAGGAAGGTTGGATTTCTTCGATGAGCCTTGAGAACTCTGACCATAATCCACTTCTTTTCCCTTTGATCCCTCCAGTTTTTTCTCTGTCAATGTTTGCATCTGAGATGTCTTGGCATGGGAATCCTCCCACAATGACATTTGGTTTTTCAATTTTTCTTTCTTTGATTTTTTCATACGTTAACTCGGTTATGTCGTTAAAAATAGGAACACTGGGCCAATGTTTTTGTAAAACTTTATGACAATCAACATCGTTTTCACAGAAGGCAACAGTCTTAAACTTGTTTGTGTTTTCAAGTCCGAGACTGAAACCTCCTATGCCTGAAAATAAATCTAAAACTTTAAGACTCATAATAACTTAAACGATTCTCATATCTTGAATTGATGTCATTTAGTTTATCTCTGTATTCTGATTCTAGATACCTTCGTTCTCTTTTTTGCTCGTATTTAATACTAGCAATCAATTCTTTTCTGCGAACAGAAGGTTTGACTTCTAAGTAAAGCCTCCACTCTTCAGCATACTTGCCAGGAAGATCTTGATCG